ACCGTGGTAACTGGTGAGTATAATTACGTAAGCAATAATAGAGTACTACTTTCATTTTCAGCAGCCTTTGCAGGCAAAGCATATTTAAACTAACAAGACATGGCAATAAATTTTTTAAACACGGTTGATTTTAATAAGAATCAACTTAACTTTGCAGTAATACAAAACTTAGCAACAGATCCAGCAACAGGTCTTGTTGGGCAAATAATATTTAACACAACAAGTGACACATTAAAGCAATACGTTGCTGATACTCAAAACCCACCAAACCCTGGAGCAAAAACACCTGGTTGGGTAGAAGTAGGCGCATCAAGTGCAGTGGAAGATTTTACAAATGCTAATGGAACATACGTGTCTAATAGCATCGTAAATAACAAAGCAACTGGAAACGTAAGTACTGGTACTGTAGATCTTTCCGCGGTTGATGGAACATCGGTAGTTGGTACTAGATTTTTAAGTAAAGACAATACATGGGACGTTGTATCTAACGTTGCAGCAGCAACAGCAACAACTCTTGGTACTGTTAAACTATTTTCAAATACAGTACAAACGGTCGCTGCAGCTACAGTAAGCACTATAGCACTTAGAACATATGGTGTTCAGTTTAACTCAGCCCAACAAATGGTTGTTAATGTTCCTTGGACAGATACAAATGTTGTTACATATACTTTAACTACAACTGCTGGCGCTACAGATCCTACAGCAATAACTACTGCTAACATAAACTTAATAGGTAGTGACTCTTCTACAGATACAATTAAAATAGCTGGTGTAGTTTCAGAAGTTTTAATAAGTGAAACAGGTGACACAATAACAGTTAAGCTAGCTGATGGAGCTTTTTCAGAATGGCCTGTCACAGGGGTTAACTTAAAATTACCTGAAAACACGGTTGCTAAAACACCGTTAGCTGGTGACAATACTACTAGAGTAGCTACAACTGCTTTTGTGCAAAATGCTACAACAGGTTTATTACAACTTGTTGGTGGCTTTAACGCTGACACTGGTGCATTAGCTTCTCCGTTAAGTGGTAACCTAACAAGTGGAGCTGCTAGAGTTGCGCTTGAAGTTGGTGATTACTATGTAGTAACAGTTGATGGTAATTTCTTTGGAAATGCTGCAACACCTTTAACGACTGGAGATTCAGTTATAGTACAGACAGCGGCAGCTGCTGGAGCTTCTGTTGAAGCTGACTTTATAATAGTACAATCTGAAACTGATCTTGCAAGCGAATCAACAGTTGGTATAGGTAATGTAAAAGCTAGTACTGCAATAGATAAACTAGGTGCTAGTGTTACTTACACAACTCCTACAGATGGTACAGCTACAGTTGGTGTTGATATAAACTCACAAACCTCTATGCCAGACGCGTTAGACAATACTGATCAGGTATTACTATACGATGCTAGCACTGGTAAAAACTATAAAGCTGCTATAAGTCAATTTACGGCACATGGCTCTAAAAGAATATCATTAAACACTTCGGTAACAGGTGTATCAAATCAAACGTCTCCTCCAGCTGGAACACAAGGTTGGGTTATACAATCTAACACTGTAATGGGTGTACCTGCTCTAGACTGCGGTATAGAGTTAATGACAGATGCTGCAAGTTCTTTACCTCTTGGTCAAACAGTATATGCTGAAATATCTAGACTTACAACAAACGCAATTACAATAAACTTTGTAGCACCAACAGCTATAGCACAAGGTGAATACCAAGTTATAATATCAAGAGCCTAATATTAATCTAATTAAATACGATAAATGGCATTAAATTTTTTAAATAACGCATATTTCGCCGGCACGGTAGGTATTGGAACTGAAACTCCTGGTGAAAAATTAGAGGTTAATGGAAATATAAAAGTAATTAAATCAAGTGAAAATGTAAACGTAAGCGTATTTCATTCAGATGGAAGTTATGCAAAACTTACAGGTAACGGATTATTTTTTAATAGAAATAATGTTTTTCTAGCGGCAGAAGCTGATAATTTTGCCTCACTTAATATAGGTTATCCTGCTATTAGATGGGGCAATGTAGAAATTAACGCAGCATTTGTTAAGTTTCAAAACGGAGCTGTAGAAAGAGCGCGTATTGATTCTTCAGGTAATGTAGGTATCGGAACAACTAATCCTCTAACTCTACTCCATATAGCAGCAACAGGAGCACCTGATATAAGGATACAAGATTTAGACGGTACAAATCAATACGGAGACAGAGGGCACAACGGTGGGCAAACCACTTATGTTTCACGTAATAATACTGCCTTTGGTTCCCACGCTTTTTACAGTAATAACGGAACAGCAACACAACTAAGAGTAAAATTTGATGAAACCTTTGGCGCAGGAAGTTCTTTAGTAACAGCAAGTGGAAATGCTGGTAATAGTTATGGAGGATTTTTAGGTACTTCAGATGTAGCTACTGTTCAAATGTGGGCTTCTCACGGTGGACTTATTTATATAGGTTCTAGAAGTAATCACGGTGTTAATTTTACCATTAATAATGCTGTAAAAATGGTTCTTGACACTTCGGGCAACGTTGGTATTGGAACAACTAGTCCTAGTCAAAAATTACAAGTAGAAGGAAATGCTTGGATAAAAGGTATATACTATGATACTTCAGGAGACGCAGGTTCTTCTGGAAATGTACTTACGTCTACAGCCACGGGAACAACTTGGGTATCCGCAGGTACACCAGGGTCAGGTATTTACTTACCACTAGCTGGTGGAACAATGACTGGTAATACTTTACACGGAGATTATGTAAAGTCTATTTACGGAACTGGTTCTGACCTTGAGATACTTCACGACAGTAGCAATAGTTTGATACAAACTACAAACAGTTCAGCTGGTGATTTTTATATTACAGCAGGAGGAACAAATCACGATTTATATCTTAGTGCTGCGGATGATATACTTATTAGACCGCAAGGTAGTGAAAATGGTATTAAAGTAATTGGCAATGGTGGGGTTGAATTATATTATGATAACTCTAAAAAGCTTGAAACTACAAATACAGGTGTTTCTATAACAGGTGATGGAACTTTCTCAGGTGATGTAATAATAAATGGCGGGAATTTAGATTTAAATGGTGTTGCACCTATTATGAAGGTTGACAGTAGTAATGCTGCGTCTGGTTTTAGAATTAATGTAACTGGTTTAGATGGTAATGGTGATTCTTTGCTTAGAGTACAAGATAGTGGAACTACTAGATTCACAATAAGAAGAGATGGTTTTGTGACATTTACTGATGGAGCAACTTTTACAGCTGGCGTAGTAACAGCGCCAACTTTCTCAGGTAATTTACAAGGTGGTCATACTAGCGGATCAATAAGCACTGGTGTATTAGCTGTAACACAAGTAAATGCAGTAGACGATGAAACAGTGGCTACTACAGCTTATGTAAACAATAAAATAGCTACTATTCCAGCAGGTTTAGTATTTCAAGGAACATGGGATGCTAGAACAGCCGCAGAAGGAGGAGCCGCTGGTGACAAAGGTAATCCTGCGTTAACAAGCGGAGTAGGTACAACAGGTAATTTTTATATAGTATCAAATTCAGGTTCAGTTAATCTAGATGGTGTTACTGATTGGGTAACTGGTGATTGGGCTGTATTCATAGAACAAGGTGCTACAGATGCCTGGGAAAAAATTGATAACTCTTCTGTATTAGATGGAATTGGTACAGGTGGATCAGTAGCAGGATGGTCAGGATCTGGCACTTCAAACACATTGACCAATGCCCCAATAACATTTAGTGGTAGTAATTCTACTTTTGCAGGGGATGTAGCTTTAACAGGAGATTTAAAAGTAACAGCAGAAGCGGCAACAGCAGACATTGTGGCGCAATGGGCTGATTCAAATGGAAATAATACTGCTACTTTTAGAACAACAACTCCTGGGCAAATATTTGAAATAAGATCACAAAACAGTGGTACTTTAAAGTTTGATTCAACAAGTTCAACTTTTACAGGAAACGTTGGAATAGGTTCAGCACCTGTAGGAAATCCAGGCACAAAATTTTTAGCTATTGGAACAGCAGGTTCAGTAGCAGGGGGAATACAATTATGGGCAGCTAGTACACAATCACATTTTGTACAATTTGGAGATGTTGCTAGTGGAACAGGTTATTACAAAGGTGCGATTAGTTATTCTCATGCAACAGATACTTTAGCATTATTACAAAACGCAGTAACTGCATTAAGTTTTACAGGAACTCAAGCAGCAACTTTTGCAGGTCTAGTATCTGGTATCACACCAGTTGCTGCAGCTAATTTTGTTACCAAAGCATATGTTGATGGATCAGGCGGAGGTACAGGACCTTTTTTACCACTAGCTGGTGGAACATTAACTGGATTACTAAAAATAAACCCTGGTACAGCTAATAATACAAGTTATGATGCTTTAGTTTTAACAGGTGGCGCAAATTCAACAAGTGGATCTGGTGCTAAAATGTATTTAAGTGGAACTGTTAATGATCCTCTTGCTAGGGGCACTATAATTGAAGGTTTAATGACTGATAATGCTAATGCACACGCATTGGTGTTTAGCACAAGCGCACCATCAGCTGCGCCTTCAGAAAGAGTGCGTATCACTTCTGCTGGTAATCTTCAAGTAGCTAACGGTAAAGTTCAATTAACAAGTCAGGCGACTACAGAACTTGAAATGGTTACTAACCAACTTACTTTAAAAGCTGGAGGATTACAAGTTTTTACTGGATTTAATGCTTCTAACGATGGTGTTGAAATTGGTAACCCAACAGGTGATATGAATATTAGATTATCTGGTGGGGCAAATCATAGGTTTGCATTTTTAGAAGGTTCTTCTGGTAATTTTGGTATTGGAACAGCAACGCCTTATACTAATTTAGAAGTTGAAGGAAGTGGAGTTGATTCTATTGTTAGATTACACGCTAGTGGTGGAACTGCTGATATTAGCACTTGGGAAATAAGAGCTGTTGGCGTAGCAGGAGAAGGTTTATTGTTTAGACAAGTAAACGACGCCAATACAGTTTATAATAATAGAATGATCATTGACACTATCGGCAACGTTGGTATCGGAACGACTTCACCAAGCAATAAGTTACACGTACACACGGATACTGACAACGCTTACGCTATAAGAATAGAAGGTAGCACTAATAATGAAGCAGGTGTTTGGACAGGTTTAGGTATTGGAGGTGAGAGTGCTAACACTAAGTCAGCTATTCTATTTCAAGACCTAGGATTAAGTTATGCAAGAGGTAAATTGCATTTATGTGTTAATAACGAATTAAATCAAAACAGTGCTACTCCAGCAGATGCTAAACTAACGGTTAGTAATGACGGCAACGTTGGTATTGGGCTTACTGATCCTTCTTCTAAATTACACGTTAGAACAAGCACAGATCATAACATTGAATTTGAAGAAGTAAGTAGTGAATTAAGAATAGCAGCTTTAAATGACGCAAGGTCAGCTAACATAGGTTTACAATTTGCGGCATCACAATTTAATTTTATCAGTGGTAACGTTGGTATTGGTTCAACAACTGCTCCTAGAGAAAGGCTTGATGTACAAGGTAAAGTATATATAGAAGCGCAAGGCGTAAACTGGGGAGAAACAACACCAGGAACCGCGATAGGAACTATGCATTTAGATCCTGCAGGTAACCAAGCTGATAATACTGGTTGCGCGATAACTTTTGGTGCTTCTGATAATAATGCAGGTGGAAATGCTCAAGCAGGTATTTACACAAGAACAGATGGTAGTTATGGAACTAAAATGTATTTTGCTACTACAGATAGTTATGCAGTAGGTTCTAAAACCCGTATGATGATAGACTACAACGGCAAGGTATGTATTGGAACAACTAATCCTGAACCAGATTCTATATTAACACTTTCAACAGCTACGTCAACAGGTTTAACTTTATTATCAGTTAGTAATGTTGGTGAAAGTTTTATAAATTTTGCAGATGTTGCTGATGGAAACGTTGGAAGAATTTATTACGGACATAGCGATAATGCTATGAGGTTTAGAACAAATGACAGTTTAGCAATGATCATTGCCTCAGATGGAGACATTGGTATAGGCAGAACTGCACTTTTAAACGATAGACTTACGGTTACTAAAGCAGACACATCAACTGCTTTTTATAATACTAATGCTGCAATTGAAATATGTAATGGTAACACAGCTGTAGGGAACTGGAGAGCACTTAATTTTAAAGTTGGAGCAGGTAATTACTCAGAAACATTAGGTGGAGTTTATGTGCAATATCAAAGCTTCTCAACTAACGTAACTGGTAAACTAATACTAGCCACAAGATCAGCCGATTCAACCGATGTATCAGATAGAATAACTATTGACAACGTTGGCGTTGTTAAATTTAACAATTACGACGGCACAAACAAAACAGGTACTCCAACATATATATTAGGTACAGATTCTGTTGGTAACGTAGTTAAAACATTAACTGGTAATACTCCAAGTGGTAGTAATATATATTCATTACCTGATCTAACTTCAAGTGCAGTATGGTATAAAATAGGTACATTTACAGCTGCTCATGGTGGAAAAAGTATTACTGTTAAGCTTGTAGCTAATAATGGATATAACGCAGCAACAAGTCAAAACTTTGAAGCGTATATAAGATTTAAAACAAGTAACGGAAGCTCAGTTGATGGCAATGGTTTTAGTGGAGATGGTAGTTTTTATACTACTGGAGAAAACAATGCAATTAACGATGACGATGTTAAATGGGTGAGTAATGCTGCTGGTACTTCTGCCACTTCTTATGACTTATATGTTTTAATGCCTCAGTTTACAGGATCTGGAGCTTTTTACGAAGTTGAAACACCTTCTAGTACAACTTGGACACCTTTAAATACTTCAAGTTCAGATCCAGGAGCAGGAAGTACAACTGTTTTAATAGCTTTAAGAAAATTTCAAGTAAACGGTGGTCAGTTTCAAGTAAATCCAGATTATATATTATTTCCAAGTAATAACGTTGGTATTGGAACGACTACTCCAAGTAATAAGTTAGAGGTAATAGGTGGTGAGTTTAGGGTTTCAAGAGCGGCAGCAACAACAGATGTTAAAATTAACAATAGCACAGCAGGTTTATTAAATTCAGATTTCCATTTGGCAGTACTAAGTTCAGGTGAAGGTCAAATGAGAATGTATGGTAATTATCCTTTGACATCTTATACTAACAACACAGAAAGAATGCGTATTACCGAAACCGGTAACGTTGGTATTGGAGTGACTGGTCCTACTCAAGCGTTAGTAGTAAGCGATTCAAACAACTATAAAGGTATTCTTGTTAGAGGAAGTGTTGCTCCAAACATAGGTTTTGTTCAAAACGCAGGATCTACACCAACTTGGAAAGCTGGATTATCTGGTAATGATGGAAGTGCGTTTTCTATAAGCTCAGGAGCAGCAGAGACTGATAGACTTATTATTAAATCAAATGGAAATGTTGGTATTGGAACAACTACTCCGGGCACGGCTTTAAGTTTAGGTGACGCAACTGGTACAAGATTATATGTTTATGAAGGTGGCATGGTGAGAGCAGGTTTTGGAGTTGATATGAGTGGTAGTTCGAGAGAATTATCAATGTTCTGTTCATCTTCTAATGGTACTACAGGTAATATTAGCTTTGGACATAGAATAGAGTCAACAAATGCTTACGTAGAAAAAATGCGTATTGTTGCTAACGGCAATGTGTTAATTGGTCAAGAAACTGACAATGGTAACAAACTTCAAATAACAGGAGATGATGGAGCTAGTTATATTTATTTAAAAACAGATGTTGCAACAACGGGCGGAAGAATTGGTTTTAATGGAGATGATTTAAGAGTTTTTAATCAACAAGCTTCAGGATCATTACATTTAGGAACTGCTGGAAGCACTAAAGTAGTTATAGAATCTAACGGAGCTGTTGGTATTAACGTAACTAACCCGCAAGAAAAACTAGAAGTTGATGGTAATATATTTGTATCTTTAAAATTTGGTAATTTAACAGCTGGTAGCCAAGGAATACAATTTGAGGCACCAAGTACAACAATGCAAACATGTAGATTTGATTCTGATGCATTAAGGTTTTTTGCAGGAGGAAATAGTCCTCAAGGAGCAACTAGATTTACTATTACAGAATCCGCAGGCTCTACTTTTATAAATACTGTAACTGCTACAAATTTCATATTATCCTCTGATGAAAGATTAAAAGAAAATATTAAAACTTTAGAACCTAAAGCTATATCTGCTGAATGGAAATCATTTAATGCAAAAGATGATGACAGTTATAGAACAGGTGTTATAGCGCAAGAGCTAGAGATTGAGCATCCAGAGTTTGTAGAGACTAACGAGGAAGGCTTTAAATCAGTTAAGTATATAGATTTACTTATATCAAAAATAGCCGAACTAGAGCATAGGATTAAACAACTAGAGAAATAATGGGTGTACCAGATACTACTACTTTTACATTGCAAGATGTTGCAGACGAATTTAGTCTAGGTACCAACGATGGTTTAATAGACTGTTTTGAGGAAGCTACTTCTGCAGATTTTGACCCTAATTATTCAGGAGATAAAGATAATTTACTTAATTTTAGAAACTATGATGGCACAGCAAGTCTTCCTTCGTTTGTAGGTTCTTTAGCTTCATCAAGTGCCGGAGTAAGTCCTTGTAATCCTCCCTTAACAATGAATATAACATACTATCATAACGGCAGTGGAACTTACCCAGTGGTAGGCGATACAGTTTACACTAATTCAAGTGGATCAACACCTTACGGGTCAATTAACATGAGAGCTGCTCTACCACCTAATGGAGGAACAGCGCTAGAAATGAAAGCACAAGATGGGATTATTACTACTAAGCAAGATTGTGGACCACCTTAATAAATAAACAATAAACAATAAACAATAAACAAATGGCAATTACTTACAAATGGGATATCCCACAAATGAACGCTCACATTGAAGCAGAAGGTGAAGACAATGTAATATACACAGTACATTACAGATACACTGGTTCTGAAGAATCTGGAGGCAAAACTTATGAAGCTGTAGTTATTGGATGGCTAGAAGGATCATTAGATGTACCTGCAATGCAAGCTAGCATAGCTGCAACTATAGCAAAAGAAATAACACCAGTAAACGAAGACTTGTATTTTACATGGATGAATCCAGCACCAACACCACCAGTAGAAGATTAGGTAAAGTGCACTTAAAACGTGTAATTATATAATTAGCAATTAATTAATAACTTAAATTAAATCAACATGGCAGAAGAAGCTAAACAAATGATTTCTGAAAAACAATTAAAAACTATTCAGGAATTAACAGGAAAACAAAACGAAATGGTAGTACAACTAGGATCGTTTGAAGTTCAAAAAAATGTAGTACTAGAACAATTTAAAACAAACAACAAACTTGTTGAGGATTTTAAAAAAGAACTTGAAGAAG